CGAGTTTGGACGGTCTCAGACGATACGAAGGTTGGATCCGTCAAGTTTACAGATGGACTCCTCACCATACAATTAAATAAAATTGTACCAGAACATCATGCTCGTAAATCTTACTTAGGAGGTAAAGATCATGAAATTAACTAGTCCATTCAGCATTATCCATAATGCTATTAGTGATCTTAAAAGAGTTCCTAAAAGACAAAAACCAAAAGCTGTGGTATAATATCAAAGTTGGTAAGGGCAATCCATAAGTCCCCCCGATAGTACAATGGGGCTGAGTATAAGCAGCATATGTACTCCAACTGCGGTTATCCCCTTTGGTAGGTTCAGGATAAGCGGCTATAGGAACCTACCCCAATATTATATTTGATTATGGCAGAGTTTAATGATTTCGCACCTCTTGATTTTAAGAAAGAGGGTATTGTATTAGATTATAAAACTGCTGGTGTTGATATAGATGCTGGTAATAAATTTGTAGAAGATCTTAAAACTAAAGTACCTAACCTTGGTGGGTTTGGTGGAATGATAAAGGTTCCTTCAGGATATGAGGAACCTATTTTAGTGTCTGGAACTGATGGTGTAGGAACTAAGATTGATATCGCACAAGCTGCTGGAGATTATACAACCATAGGAATAGATCTTGTTGCTATGTGTGTGAATGATATAATCACCTGTGGTGCTAAACCATTATATTTTTTAGATTATATTTCCACTAAGAAGTTGGATGGGAATATTTCTGATATTATGGTGGGTATTATTAAGGGATGTGAGATAGCAGGTATGGATCTCTTAGGTGGAGAAACTGCTGAACATCCTAGTTATCAGATGAAGATTGACCTTGCTGGATTCTGTACTGGTATAGTAGATAAGAAAAAGATTATAGATGGTTCTGCTATAAAACCAAGCGATAGAATTATTGGATTAGCAAGTAGTGGTGTTCATAGTAATGGGTACAGTATTATTAATTATTTGGCACGTAGACTTAAGTTAAATTATTGTAATTATCCTGAGTTACTTACACCAACAACCATATATGCTCCTGTTGTAGAACGCCTTTTAAATGAGGGTGATTGGGTTTATGGTATGGCACATATTACTGGAGGAGGTATCCCTGAGAACCTTCCTAGATGCCTTCCAGAAGGGGTTAAAGCACACGTTGATTGGAATGCTTGGAGTGTTCCAGAGATCTTCTTAGAGATCCAAAGACAGGGTAATATGGATGAGTTGGAGATGAGAAGAGTATTTAATCTTGGTATTGGATATTGTGTTATAGTTCCTGCTAATAGATTAGAATTAACTATGGATATAATTAAGGATGAAGGTATAGATTGTTGGGAGATAGGAGAAATCTACAATGGACAATGTTAAAAAATGTGCTATAATTATTAAAGGAGATTATTAAAAATGTCTATAAAATTAACACTTCTGAAATCAGGAGAAACTTTAATTGCTGAAACTAAGGAATTAATTTCTCAGGAAGATCAGGTAGTACCTCATTCATATCTTGTAGAAGATCCTAATATAGTACATGTTAGTCAACAACAAGTTAGAGAAGAAAATGGTGATTTTAAGTTGGATATAACTTTATCACCTTGGATGGTTTTATCAGCAGATAAAACTATGGTTGTTCCTATTGATTGGGTTGTAACAATTGTTGAACCATTAGAGAGTGTTAAAAAATTATATCTAGATAGAAAAGAGTCTTTTAAAATTAAAGAAGAGAAAACTGATGGCGATTAAATGTGTATTAGTTGATGTAGACAATGTTCTCATCACAGAAGTTGAAGAAGTAATGGCAGAACTGGGTGAACCAGATTGTAAGTTTGTTAATCCTTATAGGTTTGTTGATATTGACAATATGACACCTTGGATTCAAGCTAGCAATCAGAATGAATTTATGATAAGATCAGAAGACATTCTCACTATTGCTGATCCTACTCCAGAAATAATTGAGAAATATAAAGAACTCACTGCATAATGCGATTCTACACAAACGTTCAGATGGTTGGAGACAACTTCTTGGTTCGTGGTTACGAAGATGGAAAACACTTCGCAACCCGTGAGAAGTTCTACCCAACCCTTTTTGTCGATACAAAAAAGAAATCAAAATACAAAACTCTCACAGGCGATACTGTTGAGGCGATTGAACCAGGTACTGTTAGAGAAACCAGAGACTTTATTAAAAGATATAGTGAGATTGATAATTTTAATGTTTATGGTAATGAAAGATTCATTTATCAATATATTTCCGAGAAGTATCCTGAACAGGAACTGAAATTTGATATTGAGAAGATTAAATTAGTTACTCTTGATATTGAGGTTAAATCTGAAAAGGGATTCCCTGATGTAGAATCTGCTGCGGAAGAAATACTTCTTATATCAATACAGGATTATAATACAAAGCAGATTATAACTTGGGGATTGGGTGCGTTTAAAAATAAGCAGAAAAATGTTTTATACAAATCATTCAGAACTGAGTATGAACTTCTAAATGATTTCATTAATTGGTGGATGATTGAGTCCAACACACCAGAGGTTATTACTGGATGGAACAGTAAGTTATATGATATTCCATATATGTGCCGAAGGATTGAAAGAATCCTTGGTGAGAAGTTAATGAAGCGTATGTCACCTTGGGGTCTTGTAACCGAGGATGAAACACATATTATGGGTCGTAGATATATTTCCTATGATATTGGTGGTGTATCACAGTTAGACTACTTAGACTTATATAAGAAGTTTACTTACAAGGCACAGGAATCCTATCGTTTGGATTATATTGCTAGTGTAGAACTTGGACAGAAGAAGTTAGACCACTCTGAGTTTGATACTTTTAAAGACTTCTATACAAATGGGTGGCAAAAGTTTGTAGAATACAATATAATTGACGTAGAACTTGTTGACCGTTTGGAAAGCAAGATGAAGTTGATTGAACTCGCCCTCACTATGGCATACGAAGCTAAGGTGAATTATGAGGATGTGTTCTATCAAGTACGAATGTGGGACACCATCATCTATAACTATTTGAAGAGAAGGAATATTGTTATTCCTCCTAAGAATAGATCTGACAAAAACGACAAATACGCAGGTGCTTATGTCAAAGAACCGATTCCAGGAAAGTATGATTGGGTGGTCAGTTTTGATCTCAATAGTCTGTACCCTCATCTTATTATGCAATATAATATCAGTCCAGAGACCCTCAGGGAAACTAGACATCCCAGTTCGAGCGTTGAAGGGATCTTAAACAAGGAGTGTGAGTTTGATGGGGATTATGCAGTTTGTGCGAATGGAGCACAATATCGGAAGGATGTGCGTGGGTTCCTTCCTGAACTTATGGACAAGATGTATGGGGATCGTGTTATATTCAAGAAGAAGATGCTTGCCGCAAAGCAGCAGTATGAGAAGACACCAACGGAAACATTGGAGAAGGAGATTGCTAGGTGTAACAATATCCAGATGGCAAAGAAGATTGCCCTTAATAGTGCTTATGGTGCTATCGGCAATCAGTACTTTAGGTATTATAAACTTGCTAATGCCGAAGCAATTACTTTGTCTGGCCAAGTATCCATACGTTGGATAGAGAATAAGATGAATCAGAGAATGAATAAAATTTTAAAAACTAGTGAGATTGATTATGTTATTGCTTCAGATACTGATTCCATCTATCTTAATTTGGGTCCTTTGGTTGAACGTGTATACGAGGGCAGAGAGAAAACTAATGAAGGCGTTGTCACGTTCCTTAATAAGGTGTGTGAAAATGAATTTGAGCCTTTTATTGAAAGTTCTTACCAAGAATTGGCCGACTACGTAAATGCTTATGATCAGAAGATGGTCATGAAAAGGGAGAACATTGCCGATAGAGGTATATGGACTGCCAAGAAAAGATATATTCTTAATGTGTGGGATAGTGAAGGTGTTCGATATGATGAACCCAAACTAAAAATGATGGGTATTGAGGCAGTTAAATCTTCTACTCCAGCACCTTGTAGGGCAATGATTAAGGATGCTCTGAAGTTAATGATGAATGCTACTGAAGATGATGTTCAGAAGTATATTGAAGAATGTAGAACTAAGTTTAGAAAACTTCCTCCAGAAGATATCGCCTTTCCCAGAACAGCATCTAATGTTCAGAAGTACAAGGCATATTCAACAATATATGAAAAAGGAACTCCTATACATATACGTGGTGCATTGCTTTTTAATCACTATGTAAAACAAAAAAAATTGGATAATAAATATTCTCCCATCGGAAATGGGGAGAAAGTAAAGTTTCTGTATTTAAAGAAACCAAACATTATTCAAGAGAATGTAATATCTTTTATTCAAGATTTCCCTCACGAACTCGGTCTTAATATGTACATTGATTATGATTTACAGTTTGATAAGAGTTTCGTGGAACCACTTAGAGCAATATTAAATGCTATTGGGTGGAATGTAGAAAAAACTGCTAGTCTGGAGTCCTTTTTTAACTAATGGAATTACCTATCAATCATAAAGATTTAGATACTATTATCAATGCGTTATCACTTGGTGGTGATACTCGACTTTATTTCCTACTAAAAAATATTAGAGATAATAATAGGTTAAATGATGTATGGGACGATACGGCAGTGGAGTGTGACATTTAATTATGATTAATAATATTGAACCAAATCAGGTTCACGAAGAAAATCAGTGGTATGCTTTTCAATTACCAAATACACCTTTACTTAGATGTAAACTTAGTGAAGATCTTATACAATATTTGTGGAATTGTATATCCGATGCTGTTAATAGAGATGCCTCTGCTAAAGGGCATTTAGCAGGAAATATTTCTGAAAGTCTTTATTTAACTGATAAAGATGATTATTTTTTCAATACTATTTTAAAGGATATTAGTAGATCATATATTCAAGAATATTCTTCATTTCATAGTGGTTTTAGAAATAATGGATCTAATTTTAAGATGGAAGATCTTGTAATGAGGGAATTTTGGGTTAATTCTTCAAGGCAGACTGAATTTAATCCAACACATAATCATGGTGGAGTTTTATCATTTGTTATATGGATGAAGATTCCTACGAATTGGAAAGACCAATATGATATTCCATTTGTTAAGGAATCAAATACTCCAATGGCATCTGATTTTCAATTTCTTTATACTGATATAGCAGGTCAAATTCAGGGACATAGGATACAGATGAGTAGTGATATTGAAGGATTTATTTGTCTTTTTCCAGCAACTACAATACATGAAGTTTATCCTTTTTATAATTGTGAGGATGATAGAGTATCAATATCAGGAAATCTTTATTTCAAAGATATTACTATTCCAGAAGAGATACATCAAATGGTACAGGAGTATAAAGAAAATACTCCTGATAAAAAATCTCACGAACTTTAAATTTATGCTATAATAATATTATTGAGGCTATACAATGGATTTTTTAAAAGAAGTAGTAAAGGAGATAGGTGACGAATACACCCAAGTCGCAGCAGACATCGAAGAAACTGAAAGATACATCGACACAG